AATGGACACTCCCGTTACTCTCGATGCTCTGATGAAGGAGATGAAGGCCCTTCGCAAGGAGGTGCGCAAGATCCGCACCCACATTGAGGACCCGACCGGTGAGAAGCAGGCGGCCCGTTCCAAGAGCAACGGCTTCAACAAGCCCCTGGACGTGACCCCCGAGCTTCGGGCCTTCCTGTGTCTTGCGGCCGAGGAGAAGATCTGCCGTACCGACGTGACCAAGCGCGTAAACGTGTACGTGACGGAGAAGGGCCTGAAGGAGGGCAAGTTCATCAACCTGGACGCGCCCCTGAAGGCTCTGCTCAAGGTCCCCGAGGGCACCCAGGTCAGCTTCCTGAACCTCCAGAAGTTCCTGGGCCCCCACTACCTGAAGGACCCAAACGCCCCGGAGAAGAAGCCTCGCGCCAAGAAGGCCGAGACTTCCCCCGAGGCCCAGGGCGAGGCGGCACCGGCGGAGGCGCCCAAGGAGAAGAAGCTCCGCCCGAAGGTCGCCAAGCCGACTGCAGCCTAGAGAATTGGTCCTTCTTCGCATGGCTTAAACAACTCAAACCCATGTAGAGTACAATGGATGAAAAGATCGCCCCCCCGGTGTTGTCCAGGGACAACCTGAACGTACTGGTCGGCACAAAAATCAAAAATATGGAACTGTATCAACGGGCTTTCACTCACAAAAGCGCGTTGAAGCGGTACACGGGCCTCACTGGCTCGTACGAAACTCTCGAATTCATGGGCGACTCGGTTCTCGGCTTTGTCATCACCAAGCACCTCTTTGACCTACACGAGAAGGAGCAAGAGGGTTTCCTGACCAAGGCGCGTACGAAGATGGTGCGAGGCAAGACCCTGTGCGAAATCTCCAAGGCGCTTGGCCTCGAAAAGCTCATCATCATGGATGAGAAGGGCGAAAGGAACGGCTGGAACACCAACGAGCACATTATGGAGGACGTATTCGAGGCGCTCATCGGTGCAATCTACCTGGACCTCGGGATGGTCCACGCCAAGGAGTTTATCCTAAAATCATTCACCAAGGTTCAAACCTCCCTGATTGACGACAACTTCAAGGATCAGCTCATGCGGTGGTGCCAGGCGCTCAAGTACGACCTGCCCGAATACCGCCTGGTGAGTCAAGTCAACGGCCAGTTCTTCATAACGGTCGTGGTGGACGGAATGGACTGTGGGTCTGGTTTCGCCCTGACGAAGAAGCAAGCCGAGCAGAACGCGGCCGAGATTGTACTTAAGACGGACCCCCGTTTTAAGAACAAGACGATACCTAGAAATGTCGCACCTCGAAGCGAGAGCCCGTGAGCTCATCAGCGCCATATACGCCGAACAAAGATCTCAGGAATGGTTAGACCTCCGCGAGCAAATGATCACGGCGAGTGATGTCGCGAGCGCCATCGGTGAGAACCGCTATGAAAGTGTCGACTCTTTCATCAAAAAGAAGGTCCTACGGACCAAGTGGGCCGGTAACGCCGCCACGGCCCACGGAACGGCCCTCGAGCCTATGGTCCGGGACTTGTACGACCAAAAGACCGGTCGCAAGTCTCATGAGATTGGTTTGGTTCAGCACCGCGAGTATTCGTGGCTAGGTGCTTCACCCGATGGAGTCACAGAGGACGGCCTCCTCATCGAGATCAAGTGCCCCCTGACTCGCAAGATTGAGAAGAAGGTGCCTTCGTACTACTTGCCACAGGTCCAGCTCCAACTGGAGATTACGGACCTCGAGGAGTGCGACTTTGTTCAGTATAGGCCGGCCAACGGTGAGACGCCAGAGGAGTATGTAGTCGTGCGGGTCAAGCGCGACCGTGAGTGGTTCGCCAAAAACCTACCAGCCATGCGCGTCGCGTGGGACCGCATCGTCAAGGGGCGCGAGTTTGGACTCTGTGAAATCATCGACGATCCCGTCCCGTATGCTCCTAGCCAGGTTAAGGAAGAAATACATTGTGATATTAAAGATGAACCCGCCGTTCGCGTGTAAGCACAAGCCTAAGATGCTTACGTGCAAGGAGTGCCAAGTAAACTTTTGCACAAGATGTATTCAACTTGAGGCGCATTCATGCCCAAAGTTGAATGCACGCATCCAAGAGGAACGTGACAATTTAAAAAAGAAAATGGTCAAGGTGGAGGCGCTGAAGGTCCTGCCTATTTGAGAGTTTGAACCAAATACGCAATGATGGCCAAAACAATAAGTGTAATCAGCACGTTCCTGAAGTCCTTTGTAATCTTGAAGGTTCCAGTGTTCGGATCGGCGCCCATCCAACTCCATGGGAGCTCGGGGCGGAACCACGTCACGGTCCCGTCAGAGTACTCGAATTTACGCGTCGGAAACATTCCATGTGGCGCGTAGTTCGGGCTGATGGTCTTGAGGTGAATGTTCCCGGCCACACCCTTCGGCTTGAACTGAAGCTCGTCAGTGTAAACCTCGGGCGTCTCATCGATGGCGCGCGTATACGACCCATCGATAAAGACATCCTTACGGAAGCCATCGTGGTTGATCCCGTAGTCCCCGGTGAACGTCGTGACATTGAACTTGTCAATCTGAAGACGGTCATCAATCATAAGCGTCGACGCCATTCTACTAGACGGCCATATTATTTTTAGAGGTCCCGTAGGACTTTGTTTTCATCTTCACCCTGTGGAGCTCCCACATCTCGTCCAAGTCCACTTCGAGCATATGGGCCAGCTGGAACAGATAACTAAACACGTCACCCATTTCCATAACCACATCCGTTCCACGGTCCTTCTTGAGCCCCGTCTTCTTGTAGATTCTGTGCTTCTGCCTGATGCTCGACGCAAGCTCCCCCATCTCCTCGTTCAGGAGCATCCACACGATGCTGACGGGGGCCTTGTCCCATCCTTTCTGTTGGCACATGTGTGCCGTTTCATCACGAAACTGATTCATTTCTTGTGTTTCAAACGGCCCGCCTCCTTAAGCGGTAAGGCGCTCCAGAGTCTTCCTGTATTTGAATACGAGGATGATTGAAAAGACGAGCAGGACAAACTCGGCAAAGAGCTTGAAGCTCTCGATGCGATTTTCTCGCTCGGTCCTCTTCTCAATCCACGGACCGACAACCAACGTGCTGAAGATCCGAATGACGCGGTCGATTGCGAAGAATATGAGGAATCCAAAGAGGATATCATCGAGGGCCCTCATCGCTACTAATCGCGAACAAAATTAAAAGATCCCAAACTTGAAGTTGGACGGGATCTTGTTGCCGTACGTGCTGGTGGTGACGGGGATGGGCAGCGGCACAGGGTTCTCGGAAATATCGCGCAGATACACGAGCTGCTGGAGCATCCCGGTCGAAATGGTGGCCGTGGCGCGGCGGACCACCTCGGAGTTCATGGCGTTCACCTGGCTTCGGACGTTCGTGTTCGGGTCGTTCACCAGGTCCGTGTAGACGACACGCATCAGGGACTGGACGTCGCCGTCGTTCTGAGGGGCGAGCTCATAGCCCGTCTGTTCACTGATGGCGGACGCGATGGACTGCTGGATTCCCGCCCGGTTGAATTCGGAAAAGAAGGCGTTGCCCAGGGCCGTCGGCAGACTCAGGCGGATCGGCTTGAGATCATAGGTCTCCATATTGAGATAGACCCACATAAAAAAACTGGCCGTAAACCTTACAATGAAGGTCTTCAAGCGCAATGGTGAACCCGAGGAGATGCTCTTCGACAAGGTGACCAAACGAATTTCAAAACTAAATTGCGAACCAGAGTTTGCCCCCTTGAACGTCCAGCCTGACAAGGTGGCCCAGAAGGTCTTTTCGTCCATGTACGACGGGATCTCCACGGCCGAGATTGACAACCTCACTGCCGAGGTTGCCATCGGGATGATCACCGAGGACCCAGATTACGAGACCCTCGCCATGCGCGTGACCGTCTCGAACCTTCAGAAGAATTGCCCAAAGTCTTTCCAGGATTGTGCCGATTACCTTTTTACCAAGGGGGTCGTATCTGATCAATTTTGTATGGAAATTCCTCAAGACGTGGACTCGTGGATCGTCCCCGAACGCGACTACCTCTTTGGATATTTTGGAATCAAGACCCTCCAAAAGGGCTACCTGAACCCCGGCGAGACGCCCCAGTACCTCTTCATGCGAGTGGCTATCGGTGTTCACGGGACCGACGCCGCCCGAGTTCGGGAGACCTACGACCTCATGTCCCAGAAGTACTTCACGCACGCCACGCCGACTCTCTTCAACGCCTCGACTCCACGCCCCCAGATGTCTAGTTGTTTCCTGGTAGCCATGAAGGACGATAGCATCGAGGGCATCTACGACACCCTCAAAGAGTGCGCACAGATCTCCAAGTGGTCCGGGGGCATCGGCATCCACTGCTCGAACATCCGCGCGAACGGCTCAAAGATCAAGGGGACCAACGGGGTCGCTGACGGCATCGTGCCCATGCTCCGCGTCTTCAACAACACGGCCCGGTACGTCAACCAGGGCGGTGGGAAGCGCAAGGGCTCCTTCGCCATTTACCTGGAGCCCTGGCACGCCGACATCATGGAGTTTCTAGAGCTTCGCCTGAACCAGGGTGATGACGAGATGCGCTGCCGAGACCTCTTCACGGCCATGTGGATCCCGGACCTCTTCATGGAGAAGGTGACGACCGACCAGGACTGGCACCTCATGTGCCCCCACGAGTGCCCGGGCCTCCCGGACGTCCACGGGGAGGCATTCAACGAACTCTACAGAACCTACGTGGCTCAAGGGCGCTTCCGGAAGTGCGTCAAGGCGCGGGCCGTCTGGGACGCGATCCTCAAGTCTCAGGTCGAGACCGGGACGCCCTACATGTGCTACAAGGACTCTGTGAATGCCAAGTCGAACCAGAAGAACATTGGCGTCATCAAGTCTTCAAACTTATGCACGGAAATTATGGAGGTTTCTAGCCCCGACGAGACGGCCGTGTGCAACCTGGCTTCTTTGAGCCTGCCCACCTTTGTGAAGGATGGGTCCTTCGACTTTGAGGAACTCAAGAAGGTCACCCGAGTCGTCACGCGGAACCTGAACCGCGTCATCGATCGCAACTACTATCCTACGGAGGCGGGGCGCAAGTCGAACATGCGGCACCGCCCCATCGGCATCGGGGTCCAGGGACTTGCGGATGTGTTCATGATGCTCGGGCTTGCATTCGACGAGAATGTAGCCCGCCAGTTGAACAAGGAGATTTTCGATACTATTTATTTGGGCGCTCTCCAGGAGTCGTGCCTGCTCGCAGAAGAGGAGGGGCCTTACGAGACGTTCGCGGGTTCTCCGGCGTCGCAGGGTTTGCTCCAGTTTGACCTCTGGGGTCTCCAAAAGGCGGGGTTCGATGGCGTCAAGGAGCGAATCAAGACTCATGGTCTACGCAACTCGCTACTGGTAGCTCCCATGCCGACCGCGAGCACGGCCCAGATTCTCGGGAACAACGAGGCGTTCGAGCCGTACACGACGAACATCTACCTGCGTCGAACCCTGGCGGGCGAGTTTGTCATGGTGAACAAGCACTTGGTCCGCGACTTGCAGAAGATTGGAAAGTGGAACCCAGAAATCAAGACGGAGATTGTGCGGAACGGCGGGTCTATTCAGCAGATCTCTGGTATTTCCCTTGCACTCAAGAACATTTACCGGACGGTCTGGGAGATTCCACAGAAGAGCATTATCGAGATGAGCGCGGACCGCGGGCCGTTCATCGACCAGTCACAATCTCTGAACATCTTCATGGAGAACCCGACACCGGCCAAGCTGACGAGTTGCCATTTTTTTTCATGGAAAAAAGGACTCAAAACAGGGATGTATTACCTCCGGACACGCGCAAAGGCCAAGGCGCAACAGGTGACGGTTCCAGTCGCGCCCACCAAGGAGCAAATCTTGGCGTGCTCTCTTGCCAATCCAGAAAGTTGTGAGATGTGTTCAGGCTAGTGCGTTCGGGTTAAAACTAGTGGCTATTAAACAATTATGAATTTAGATCCAAAAATATGGTCGCATCTACCGACAGACCTGTTTCGAAAAATAATTGAATTATCAAATCCATCTATCGATGTTCAATTATGTTTCAAAATTCCTCCAAAAAAACTAGACGATGCAAAGTCTTGGCGTCTATGGTACCTCCTTAAATCTCATGATGGGATTATTTACAATTTAGAAACAAAATCACTCCACATACTGAGGATCCCAGGGTTTCATGTAATCCGGAGACCTATAGAACTCAGTTATCACACGGCCGGTCTCCATATATTTAATGATCAAGAAGAGGAACATATGCTAGAAGTGACGTGTCCGTGTGGATGCTTCGAAGGAAAGCCGTCAAGCCTGTCGTGGACGACAGAAATGCGCATCCTTCTTAGGGGATCGAGCTTTTCAAGGACGATCAATTCTTTCGTAGGGTCGCCTTTAGTTTAGCCACGTTGGCGCTTAGGAGGCGTGCCAGACGCGTGTTGGGCGAGTTCGCCCCCTTCATTTCAGCGTTGAGGTTCCGCAGCATCTGGATGTGCGCATTCTTCAGCCGTTTCAGGGCGATCGCGTGGTTCTTGATGAACTGTCGAGCGATCATCATGCGCCGCACCTCGTTCTTCTTGGCATTCTGGTATTTTGCCCGCGCACTGGCGACGAGGTTTTGAATCTCCTTCCGGTTCTGCATCGTTCCCAGGTTTGGTGCGTTCCCGGACGTGCGGGGCATCGCCGGGTGTGCCTTCACATTGTACTTCAAAAGAGCGATGAGGTTGGCGGGCTCGTAGTTAAATCCCAGGTTCTCGCGCTTTGGCACGTTGAACCGACGCTTCGGGGCCGTCCTGGTGCGCGGCGAAGGCAACTCGGCGATGGATCCAAGACGCGAGGGGCGCCG